AGCTAATTCATTTAATAAATCTTCTTTATTCTGATTAACTGTCTGCTTTAAATCAGGTATATTAAATCCAGCAACATAATCCTCTACTTGTTTAATCTCAACCTTTGCATTAATTGCTGTTGCCTGTTGTTCAATTTTAGAATTTGCATCAGTAAGTTTCTTACCTTGATCTGATACTACATTGTTTAAATCACTAACTGTGGAAGATAATCCGCTTGCCGTTTGTTCTATTTTTGTAACTTTTTTATCAATGATACCCTGATCGTTTTTCAAATCCACAACAGTACGTGAAAAGCCTTGAAGAGTTTCATTTACTTCGTTAAATTGACCAGCAACCTCATTTTTTACTGATTCGATATCAGGTACAACAGGGTCCCAAATACCATCTTTCCAGAGTTTTAAAATACCAGGCTTACCATTAGAAATATCTAACCATAATGTTTTTCTATCTATAAGCCCTGTCGTTGGTGGATTCCTAGCTTCTATAATTTCAACGGTATTATTTTTAATATTCTCTTGTACTTTTTCAGCCAATGTCTTTGCTGCTTCTGATTCCTTTTGTGCATTACCAGCGGTTTCATTAGCTTCTTTTACTAATTTATCTAACTGATCTAGCATTTCTTGTTTATTGCCTAATGAACTAAGAATGCGATTGTAAATCTTTCTTAAATCCTCATTAGGGTCAACAATCTCACGATAATCACCAAACACATATTTATCTTGTAATGGATTTTTATATGATTCATCACCAGCAATTGCCCTTGCTTCTAAATAAAGCTTAGGTGTAAATCCAGTATCTTTAATTCGTATCGTATCGCCCTCATTAATTAACTCATGAGCTAATCCAAATACTCGACCGATCGATTGTGCTTCAACTTCATAAGAGACAGATGTATTTACACGCTTCTTTAACTCTGTATTCATGAGAGTCATTAAACGTTGTGGTGTTATATCTTCTTCTGTTTCTGGCGTGTAGAAGCCAAATTTATGTTGACCGCGCTCGTTCCATCGTTGAAATGCATCATTGTCTACAATATAAGGGAAACCATTATTAATACTCTCAACAGTGATTAATTTGTCACCTTCACCTTTCACAAAACCTATTAATGCTGTACAAATGTTTTGAGAGTTTTCAATGCGTTTAATTCCCATCAAATCTTTGCCGAGAGTTACTTCTTTCCCTGTTTCTCGACCGCGCTTCTTTACCATATCTACATAACGCCCAACGACTTGAGATCCTACAACTTCCGCACGGTATTGTATTTCTAATTCAAATAATGATGCTATCTTTTTAAGAAAAGACAACGGATCAATAAATTCATCAATAGTCATAGAGCGGAAACTAGTATATTCCACATTTCCTTTTTTCCACTTCGTACCTGCCAGAGCGATATCCACCATTTCAATGACTGTCTTACCTTCTAGTTTTTGTGGAGGGATAATTCCAGCTTTAGCAAGTTGAACCCATTCACCAGATGCATAAGCGATTACTGATCTATCATCAGAATCCTTTTCAATTTCAGTAATTACATAAGGAACAATACGACCATCACGCACTTCTTTTAACACTAAATTTTGTTGCATAAGTGAGGATGAATGCCTTGTATTATCAAATACTCGAAACTCTAATTTATCAATGTTATTTTTGATTTCCCAATGTCTTTCATCATCCCAATAATCTTTAGGTTGAATAGATGCTACGATTTGTTCTGTTTTAAAATCAACAACATGCAATTCACCACTTGGCGTTCTCATCTGTATCTCTCCCTGTAACTGATTGTCGCTGTAACATCTGGTGGCATAATATCAATACGATTATCTCCACGTATGATCTTAGGAAACTCACTAAATATATCTTTAATATTAATAGCATCTCTCCCATTGATCGTAACAAGGCTTCTTTCTGTATCGATAATTACCTTGTCTCCTGTATCGAAAATATAAGGCTTTGTATTGGAAGGGACTTTGTTTATCTTCCAAATCTTTAAATCATCAATTTGTATTACATCGACAGGTTGGTTATTATCCCACTTACAAATTGCAATCATAACTTGTGCAATTTTCCGTTCTGTCATCGGGTTTCCTGTTTCATCGATCCAACGTTCAACAAGTGATGCATCGTCAATTTCTGTTCCATCTCTAAAACGAGCTACATAAACAGACCACTCATTACCTCGTCTTGCAACACGTAACCTACCGTAAAATTGATTAAATGAATTAGGATGTGCTCCACTTGTATCTACTAATTTACGTATACTGTTAGGTGTCCCTGCATTTCCAATACGCATATATGCTTTGGTCATTTCAGCATCCCAATATAAATCATTCATGTTGATTCGTGTAACAATATTACTTGCTTCATCCAAAAGTAATACCTCAACACGACCCATTTCCCCAACACTTTTAGACTTCAAACGTACCCATGTTTCCATTTCAAAATCTTGCAACGGTCCACCTGGAATGCTCCTCTTAGCTATTGCTCCGTGGAATCCTTTCTCTTGTCCGTAATCTTCGCAATATAATGCATAACCACCTCTTGATTTAAAACTACCTGTTCCCTTCATTTCCTCAACTTGTCCAGTAACAGGAGTCCAACCTATAGGCGAAATCATTTCATCCCATAATACACGCTCACGCTCTTGTACCGTTGTTTCTTCCACAGTTAATGGATAGCCAATTCGAAAATAATTTCGCTCTAAAGGGTATTTACCAAACCATACATCTAAAAAAGTACTTGGTTTTTTCACGATCATTTCAATTATTGGCGGAGCTTCTACGCTGCCTTTATTAGTGAAATAGGAAGTAATTTCGGTAGATATGCTTTGTGTAAATGTATGTGTATTGGTTTTCCCTAATTTATAAGGCATTGGACAAATAAATTTTAAAGTTCCCTGTCCAATATCCACAAATTTATCAATATCAAAATCCTCATCTATAACTGCTATATATGTTCTATCTGGCATTACATCAAAAATAAGTTCGGCTGGTTTTTCAGTAATAAGCCAATCCGCTATTTCTTCTTTTAATGTTTCTAAATTGGCCCCATTTGGAACAATAATCCCCACAGGTACAGGAAGGAAACGAGGTTCAGTATCTGTACTTAATAACCTCGCACCTGGATATCCAGGAACTTTTAACAAATTTCGCTTCAAAGGCGCCCATGTTGGTGGGTTCCATCCTCTTCCGATATGAATATAACTTTTCCGTTCTCCATTAAATAAAAAAGAACTCATTGTTTCCCTCCTTTTGCCCAAAAGAAAAGAAACCCAAACCTAAAAATCTGAGTCTCGGCTTACTTCTCTATTTTGATATTCCGTTGTGTATTTATAAATCCCACGTGCAATCTCTCGCCCTTCTAAAATGACAGGCACCTCAATTATAATGTCATTCTGTCTCTGCACCTGCTCTTTATTACCCTGTGTAGTAATTGGTCTATATTGATTTGCACTCGCATCTTCCGAGAGGATTTTTCTCCATTTTCCTACTCCACCTGTATCCATTTGCGAAAGACCCTCATATCTCTCTAGCTGCTTCCCTATGTTCAAAACCATTTCACGCATACTATCTGGAAGATGTGTGATCCATTCATTTTGCCATTCACGATCTTCAAAGATTGCATTAAAGTATTTAGATAGGGGATCATCCCCTTTAAAACTAAATAATTGTTCTGGACTTATGGAACGAATACCATCCATAGCACTTGAAACGGTATCTTGTAAGGCATCACGCACCACAGAGTATTTACTTTTGATTCCAGTAGCAATTCCTTGTGCCATACGAGTACCCGCGAAACTCATTTTATTTGAATTACTACTTAGTTGTAATTCATTTATAAGTGCTGTATTGGCTTTTGTACCCATTTCACGGCTTTCTCGTTGCGCCATATAAGCTGACTTTTGAATCCCTAATGCAAAACCTTCACCGAATGGCATACCACCTTGATCTCTTGTAAGCTTAGATGGTGAGTTTACATCAAGTGTGGCTCTCAATGCAGCAAATGCCCCCTGTGCAAGACCTGAAGCAACTCTTGATACAATTGACCCTTTATTTGACATTCCATCTGCAAATCCCTGTGCGAAACTTCCACCCGCGCTATTTGCACTTACACTACCTAAACCAGATTTCCCACTTTCCGCAACACTTACACCACTAGAACGTGCACTGCCGCTTTGATTTCCTAACCCTCTAGCAAAGTCGCTACCGGATTTTGCACCGCCACCACCATCAGTAGCACTTCCAAGTGTCCCTTCTACACCTTGTTTCACACTTGAAGCCGCTCCAACTGTACTACCTCTATTCCCACTAATCATACGTTGCATAATGTTAGTTGAAGCTGATCCCCCATTTCCATCCGTTGTGCTACCTAAGGTGCCCTCTACCCCCGATTTCACACCAGCAGCCGCTCCAACTACACTACCTTGATTATTAGCAATATTACTACGCATCATTGAGGTTGAGTTATGACCACCGTTGTTATCTGTCGTGCTCCCTAGTTGTTGTTCTACTCCTTGTTTTATTCCACTTGCTTCTCCAACGATGCTAGGCTTATTTTGGGCCATGAATTGTCTCATAAGCAACGTAGACATTGCTCCTCCGTTTCCATCTGTCGTTGAACCAAGCGTTTGCTCTATTCCTTGTTTAACTTCACCCGCCGCTTGAACTGGTTGTCCGCCATTTTGACGAATTCCATCTGCTGTTGTTTGTGAAATATTTGTCCCTTGCTGAGTTGTATCAACATTTGTTTTTTGAACAACCATTTGTCTAATCACTTCAAGCGCCTGATCTATACTGAATTGACCAGTCTGTAACCCTTGTACGAGTGAAGCAATTGTTACCTCACCATTTGGACCAAGATTGTATTTCGTTTCGTCTTCAATACTTACCCCAAGCTTTTGCAATACATCTTGTACGCTAATGAATCCCATTTCCATGCCTGTTTTTAGCGTAGACATAATCTTTGTACCATCTTGAGATAAATCAGTTGCTGTTAATTTAGATAAATGTTGTTGAAAAAAAATAAACACAGCGTCAATACCAACTGTGCCTTCTTTCAAACCATTTACAAATTGTGAGGATGTCATCTTACCAATCGGACCTAAATCTATCTCTAAATTTTTCTTCAAATCAAGATTTAGTTTTGTAGCAATATCCGATACATTCATTTGCTTTAACCCATCCGCAAATGTGGTCATGACTTTAATACCTTCTGCGGTTAAAGGTTTACTTCCCATTTCAACACGCATGGTGTTAATAAGAGCAATCGCTACATCCTGAACCTTGTATTGACCTGTTTTAATACCGTCCACAAATTCGTCTACTTTTACAACGCCTTTTTCACCCAAATTAACAGCTTTTGTACCATCTTCTAATGCATAAGCGATATCACTACCAATTTGTACAGCTTTCTCCCACGTTGATTGAAATAAACTTTCATATACACTATTAGAATTAGCAATCAAAGATTCGCCATAAGCCTTTACTTCATCTGCACTCTTTTTACGCAAGTCAGATTCTTTTGCTGCTCTATCTTGAAGCCTTTTAAATAAATTTTCATTTGTACTCTCGATTATTTCTGAATTCTTTACGTATTCGCCAAACCCTCGACCTTGAATTTTAATTTTTTCCGTTTCAGCCTTCGTGATACCCGTTGTTAAATCCATCTCGACGCCTTTGGACTCTAACACTTTTTGCGCTTGTTGAAGTTGTTGTTCATATCCCTTTGTTAACAAAACAGACTGCTCAGAGTATTTTTTGTTAATTTGCGCTATCGCAATTTCTTGCCCTTTAGTATCAGCTATTTTACTTTTCGCAAACTCTATTTCTTTTTGTCTCGCTTTATCTAATTGATTTGTTAATTTTGTATACTCTGATCCTAAATCTTTTACTTTACCTTGAATTGTCTCAACAGAAGTATTTTTGTTGAAATTATCCATTGCCTTACCTATTTTTTGAATCTCATCTACACTTTTTGAAGCTGCTTTCCCTACCTCAGCATCAATGGATTTTAAAGCTGTATGAAATACCGACTTATCAGCCGCACTCATTTTATATATCTGTCCATTATATTGTGTTAGTAAGCTCTGAATTTTCTCATTGGCTTTAATAACAGCTTCCTCTTGTGCCTTGAATACTTCCATTTGATCGTTCACAATTTTATCTTTTGCCCGTAACACTGCTGAATCCGTTTCCCCTGCAAACCAACTATCTAGGTGAGCCTGTAGCTTCCCTTTGTCTTTATTAATCGCTTGGATTGCTTCATCTGCTAACTTTCCGAATTCATCATGAGCACGTTGTACAGCTTCTTTTGCTTTATCTCCAGTAAGTACGGGGATTTCATCTAATGTTTTAAAAGCTTTTTCTTTTAAGTTTACGTATCCTTCAATTGCTTTTTTTGCACCTTCACTTACACCCTCGCCAAATTTCCGGGTGTCTTCTTCTGCTTGTTTCGCTTTTTTACCCGCTTCAGCAAAAGCAAATCCCAATGCACCTAACCCAATTACAACACCACCAATTGTCGCAACAATTGGATTTGCTATAATTGCACCGATACCAAAAGAAAGCATTCCAAGGGCACTTACTACACCTAATACTGCCGGTGCGAGCAATAATGCTGTACCATATACCTTTTTAGAACTTTCGTCTAAACCGTTAAACCAATCTGCTACCCCTTTAATTGATTCCTTTAGTTCTGGTATAGCTTGTTTAGCAATATCTAAAATTACCTTACCAAGTGGTTCTAATGCAATTTGTAATTCACGAGTGACGGATTCCCACTGTTTTGCACTCGTATCATAACCGTCAACCATTTTATTCATTGCACCACTATAGTTTCCTAATCCCGTTTCCATATTGTTTAGAGATAACATAGTAGTAGCTTCGAGATCTTCCCATTTCACGCCAAAAAGTGCAACGCCTAACTGATTTACTTTAATTTGATCATCAGTTGTTCGCAACTCATTTAAAACAGCATTGAAGACATCTTTTGAAGTAGCTTTTCCTTCTAACATTGCTTGCCAAACCTTTTGTGTTTCCTTACTCATTTGGCCCATCGCTTCTGTTGTGGACTTACTACCATCTTTAACACGGATACCAAACTCTTTCATTACATCATTCACATAGTCAAGATTATAAGCACCATTTTTACTACCGTTAATCAGAATCGTAAACATTTCATCAGCACTAAATCCCATCTCATGGAACAAGGGACCGTACTCACTTAAATTATCAAATAACTCATTGGAGTAGTTTAGACCCTTTGCGGAGCCTTGCGCTAATAGATCAAATGCTTGTTGTCCAGATAAGCCAAAACGGCCCATTAATTGAGCCGCACCACGAGTAACCTCGTTTACATCCGACTCCATTGTTTCAGCTAATATTTCACTGTCACGAGTTAATTGTTTTAACGTTTCATCATCGTTAATATCTTTGATATTACGCTTTACTTTAACTAAGGAATCGCTGACACTAGCTAAATCTTCACCATATCCTTCACGCCACACTTCTTTTGCTACAGCACTAACCTTTAAACTTTCTTCCCTTGTTAACCCTAAACCAGCCTGTACCTTCTTATTTGCCTCTTCAAATTGGCCTGCATTTACTACTAAAGCTCCGACTCCTGCCGCTACACCGACTGCTGCCGCTCCAAATCCCTGACTAATTCTAGTTCCCGTTTCTTGCATACTGTTTCCAACTTCGTTCATACGCTCTCGTACTCTTCCAGAAACGTTGCCTAACTGTTCCATTCTTTCTTGGGTGTCACCTAATTCATTACGATAGCGATGTAAAGCTGCTGAAGCATTATTAAAAGCTGTATCATTTCGAGAAACTTGGGCGGTTAATCGTTGTAAAGCTTGTGTACCTTGCTTATATTCTTGCTGTAATTGATTATATTGGGTTTGTAATTCTTTTGTTTCTTGAGCATTCTTCCCATACGCCTGCGTACTTTGCTGTATCTCTTGCTCTAATTGTTGCATCGATGTAGCTAATTGCTCACATTTTTGACGCATCTCTTGTTGTTTTTGTTGGGAAGTCCTTAAAGCTTGCTCATAGTGCTTCATTTTTAGCGTTTGCGCTTCAATTTTTTGATTTAAATGATTTGTCTTGTTCTCTAATTGATCCATCTCAGAACCGACGCCACGCAACTGTTCTGAAGTGTTTCTAAACTCAGCATCTATTCTTTTTAGACTTCGATTAATGCCTGCAATTCCATTTTCAAATTGGTCTGTATCCAGCCGGACACGACCACCAATTGTATTATCGCCTAGTGCCATTCAATTCTCACCTACCTTTACAACCATGCTGGCGCTTGATTTGCCGATGTCACTCGATTTGCCTTTTGCTTTTTAGCCAAACAGGTAAAGTAAAACGCAATATCCATTTCATTGATTTGATTCTGTGTCATTCCTGCATCCATTAATACGTTATAAATATCAATTACAATATCGCTGTATTTTATCGTTTTCTTTTCGGTTTCATCTCTAGCTGTTTCATCAACTTTTTTTTCGCATCTTCTACCGTTTCCATTACCTTTATCGCTTCATTTAAACGACCCATTATCGTTAAACAAATGGAATGAATTGTAAGACTTAAAAACCATACATGAGTACCATCAACAAATTCCTGTGCCGTAAACTGGTTTCCATACACACGTGATACGAAATTAGCTGCTCTTTCAATGGTTTCTTTCGGAACAAGGTCTGCTTGTAATTCATCTGCTAGTGTAGATGCTTCAAAAGTTGCTGAACCCGGAATAAACTGTGGTAAAAAATAATCTTTTTGATCTTCTGCATTCTGTAAAGTAATTTTCATTCACTTTTCCTCCTAAATTAAAATAGGGATGACATTCGCCATCCCATTATTCTTATTCTATTAAGGCGTTACTACAGGCGGAGTTGGTACTGCTTTAAACCAATTCGATGCAACTGTTGCATCAAATCCAACTTCCTCTTCATCCAAACGGTGTCTCCAGTTTCCATCGGCACGTTGGATTGCTTTACCTTTAATTTTCGCGCTTTGGAATGTCGGTTTGTCTTCTGCTGTTTTATGCTCGTCACTTGGAAGTTCAAACTTCATTTTGTAATAACATACATAAAGGTTTTTTCCGTTGTCGTATGGCAAACGATATAACAACGCTACATAAGGAGGAACATCACTTGTATTATCAACAACTTGACCTTTTACAACCTTTTTACCTAATAATTCCGCATAAACCGTTAAAGACAACTTATCAACTTCTAATTCGATTTCAGTACCACCGAATGCACTAGCTGTTGCTGCCGGTCCACCTTCTGCATAAAAAGTTGCTCCTTCTGCCTTAGGTGAAGCTTTACCACTAACTGTTTTACCGATTCTTTTCGGTGTAGTGTAAGTAAATTTACCATCTGGTGTTTCTGTTAAAACTGCATAATGTAAATCCCTGAAATCAATAATCATATTTTTTCCTCCCTAATTTATGACTTCCGTTGTGAATCGAAAACCATATCTGTAAATTTTTGTATCTTGTTCATAATCTGGAAATGTGCTCATACGCTGAAAAGACAGCTTTTTCATAGCTGCCTGAACTGCACTTTTTAATTGTGTTTTGATTGGTGACATTGACCATATATCTACTTGATACATAACATTAGTGGTTTCTTCCTTATTTTCCGCATACAACCCAGGTGAACTATTTAATTCGGAAAATGTAATCCATATATCTGTTTTGTCATTTCCTTTGACAAATTGATAGATAAACTCTCCTCCTAACTCCGACTTAATAACTGCATCTGTACGTAGTACATCGAACACGTCTTTATTAAAATTTCTCATCTTCCTGTAACCCTACGCATAAATTCTCTTTCCATTGCTTTCAACACCTCTTTTTCACCCTGAATCAGTGTCTTTTCTACAAATCCTTTGTGTGGTGGATTAGGCTTTTTGCTAGTCCCCCAATTTTGAAATTTCATATAGAAGTGAGGTGAACGATCTGCTTTATCCCATCCTATTTCAATAACATAAGAACCACCCTTTTTAACTACTTTCCCCTCTACAATAGCATTTTTAGCATGTCTTCCATCCCACCACGGCTGCTTTTGTGTTGGCTTGTTTGGTTCGGGACCGACTGGAGAATTAAACTCTAACTTCTGTTTAAATACCCCTGCCCCAGCTTTTAATGCTTCTTTTGTGATTCTAGGTACATCTTGGCCTAAATTCTCTAATTCACGAATCCATTCTTCTATACCGAAGACCTCTAATTCTGCCAATTGGATTGCTCCTCACAAATTAAACACATATCTTTATGTTTTTCATCAATATCAATTACTGATTTAATTTCAAAAAGTTTTCCTCGATATTGCACACGCATATCAGAATGAACACCTTTCCGATATGGAATCGTAAAGTTTATTAATTTTATAACAAACTCCGCATTTCCCTTGAAAACCTCAGAATTAAACCCTGAACCTACAGGAGTCTCAGCTTTTGCCCACACTTTAGAGAAAACTGCCCAAGTTGCCGGGAGTGCATTCCCTTCCTCATCTTTTCTTTCGGTTTTATGTTCAATCACAATTCTTTTGTCTCTTTTTCCTGGATTCATGCTGTTTCCTCGCTTAACTGAAGTTGTAACACCATACTTTTAATGGTGTAACGCACTTTTTCATCCACTTGGCCTGATAAATCACGATTATCGTACCAGTTGGTGACTAAAACCAAAGCAATTTTCTGCGCTTGTTTTCGATTTTCTTCAGTGGCATTGTAATGCTTGCCAACTGCTTTTTTTACATAAATCTCAGCATTATCGATTAAAAGATTCAAAATATCATCTTCTTCTGTATCCTCTTCTTCTAATCTCAGCCACTTTTTAGTTAACTTCATGTCTAACAGCATAAAACCCCTCCTATTAAGAGGGGAAAAGCCCCTCTAACTACTAAGCAAATGTAATTTCACCAGCAATAACAGCTTTTTTATCAACCGATTTAACATCTAAACGCTCACGCACTTTCATACCTACTAAATCTTTTCCCCATAAATCTCCTGCTTGTTCCGAAAATTCAATGTATAACGCCTCTCTATCAAAGATAGTAATAGCCTCTTTAAAATCACCGAAATATAGTGGTGCTGTTTTCTTCACAGTATCCGTTTTTAATGTTTTATTACTTACAACAATAATTGGATACTTGCCAAATAATAATTTTTGCGTTGGCATTGTCGGATTTGGCTGAAGGATGTATTTACCATCACTATCTTTTAATTTATCAAGATAATTAAAAGCATCCTGATTCATTAACGCACTCGATGTTGTTGCAATTACTGGATCTAATTTCACATTATAAATATCTTTTAAATCATCAACAGTCTTAACCGCTAGTTTTGTAGTTCCAAAATTGTCAGCTAGTGCTTTTAAAATCAAAGCGTTACGAGTAGCCTTTGACTTTTTAAATGTCCATTTTTTAATATAGGCTTGAATATTTTCTGCCGTATCTGCAAACAGCTCCTTAGAAAATTTCAAAATGCCACCTTTTTTCTTAACGTTATATTGAATATCTTCAAACTTCGGTGCTTCCATCAATGGGAAATCTGCCGCTTCATCCACATTATCAAATGGGATATAATCCGCCTCTACCTCAATAACGCGAGATCCCGTTACCGTAGATACAGGTTCAATATTCACATGATTTTCAAGTGCATCTGGACCACTGCGGCGCAACTCTTTGATAGCTGTACGAATATCTTTAGGTACAGTTAAACCGCCATCAGCTGGAATACCCTCCGTCATTGTGGTTGCATTTAATACTTCTTTTTCATCATCAGATAACTTATGTTTTCCAACAGCTGCTTTCATCGCATTAACAAACGCATCAGTAGGTTGCACTGTATTTGCTGATGGTTGCGGAATAGGATTGTTTGGAATATTACTTCCTTCTTCTTCATACAATGCTGAAGCAATATCAAGTTCCTTCTGTAAATCCTTGATTTCATTTGTAAGTTGTTCTGCTTCTTCCAACTTTTTTTGAGCTAATAGCTCTCGTGCCGCTGCTTTCTTATTCTGAATCTTTGCTAACAGTTCTCTTAATTCTTTTGGCATTTTGCTTCCTCCTTAAAATTGGGAAATAAAAAAAGAGTTAGATTAAATCTAGCTCCCTCATCAATTTATTAATTTTTTCCTGGTCATTATTTTGCGGTGGATTTCTCCTTGGTTCTTTAAAAGCTTTTGGTGTATTCTTGTACTCATTAAAAAGATTGCTTGTACAAGCCACTGCTGTATTTTCTGCTGCTACCTCAATATTAAAATACTCACTAGCTTTAAAACCATTTAACCACGTCTCGTTTTGTACCATTTCTCGTATTCCTTCAATATCTACGCCTTCTTTTAGATTATCCTTATAAACATTGATAATCCCTTCTTCAATTGCGTCTAAATCGTCAGCCATTTTCCTAAAATCATTCGCATTTCCATACGTGCTATTCCATGGTTTATGAATCATAAGATACGCATTAGAAGGCACAATCAATTTATCACCTGCAAACGCAATAACTGAAGCAATCGAACCGCCAAGTCCATCAATGTGAACCGTTTTGTAACCCTCATGACGTTTAATCATATTGTAAATTGCCATCCCAGCAAAAACCGATCCGCCGCCACTGTTAATATAGATATTTAAGTCTTTTCCTTTCACACTATCGAGGATATTTCTTACATTTTCAGGATATTGATCTTCGTCCTCCCAAGCACCCCACCAAGAAGAGACAATATCACCATAAAAATAAAGGGATGGTGTATCTTCAGTTTGATTTTTAATCTGTAGCCAATCCATTTCCCTCACCTCCTTTCTCAACTGAAGTTAGTGGAACATAATTTCCATTGCACATTAATTCATCACCACCTTTTTTACGTGGCAAGTCTACAAATTCTCGCGCTTCGTTCGGTGTATAAATGGCATTATTCACACCTTTTGATAGTCCTTCCATCTGTATCGCGAAATCAGCACGTAAAATACCATTTACATTAAATTTAAAGCAATACCCACTTTGAAATTCATCGGTAAGAAGGAGTTTATAACTCATTTCTTCTTCATAATGTTTCAAAATATATAAAAGGGTATCTACGTAAAATGAACGCTGCTGCGTTTCAACATTTGCATAGTTACCCTTGTCATAGTTATTTACTTGTGCCGGTTTAATTCCAAATGCTCCAGCAACCTGAAGTGCTGTGTACTTATTGATTTCTAAGAATTGAGCATCAGCCATATTTACATTTAATGGAGTGAGTTGAAACCCCAAAGGTAGCGGAACAATTCTCCCTGCATTTTTCAACCCATTACTAAACTCTTCAATCTTTGCCGCCATTTTCTTTGCTTTCTCTTGGTCTAAATCACCAGTATATTGCACAACTGCTTTCCCCATTAAGCCATTGGAAAAATAATTACTAAGATATAAAGCTCCACTTTGTATGTTCTCAATTGAGACTTTTAATATATCCTTTACAGCTAATCCGGAAATCCCATCTAAAGATAGGGATGTTTTAAAATGCATAATCTGATCAAAACGGAATCTATACTGTTTACCTGATTTATTATCTCCCCAGATATACCAAATTGCGTTTTCTTTTTGGAATATCCCAGCATTATCAATCCAAACCTGCACTTGTTCACTTGGAAGAATCCACAAGTCTTTTACTTGAGCCTTGTCGGTATTGATATAAACGTATGCATTACCATGATGATTTTTATTTGCTTCAACTGTGGACCAGAATGTACTTGATGTCATATATGGATTAGGTCGCATTTTTAAAAGTGCATACAAATTATGCTCTGTCGCCTTTTCAAGCCCTTCATTTGTATCCTTATACAATTTTAAAGGTAATTTTCCTACACTTTCAGATAACAGCCTTAAACAGGTAAAATACGTAATCTCACTTAATTTGTTTTTATCTACACTTCCAATATCAATTCCTAGCATCTTTAAAAACTCTTCCGAATCCAAAGCCACGGAGTTTTGGATTTTCTTTGGTTTAATTTTGTTGAGCCAATTCCACATATATTCACCTCCTTTACCACCCTAATTTATCAAGATTCTCATCCGTAACATATTGGCTCAAGTTTAATCCGGCTTCACCTTTCATTGCCATCTTATATGCATCAATAATAGCGTCAATCGGATCAATTCTTTTCTCTTTTAAATGCTTATCAATCTTAATTTCACCAAAACTATTTGAAACTGTTTTAGCGTTTGCTACACTCCACGTTAACAATTGATTTTTACGATTATATTGGATATTTTCCGCCTCAACTTCTAGTCTAAAATCAGTTGTAGCATCATTTAAATTCTTCGCTGATTGAACAATCATGATGCTGTTATATCCAAGCTCTTCAAGATCATTCAAAAAGGCATCTGCATTGTGCGGATCGTATGCTATTATATTTACAATTAGTCCATACTCTTCTACAATCCGTTTTAAATAAGCAATTATATATTTATAATCCGTTTTAATGCCACCCAGTGTCTCTGTAACGGTTAATAATCCATCTCTAATCCAAATATCATAAGGAGCATGATCGGTCTTTATATGTTCCGCTACGCGATTTTTAGGGATAAAGCTATGTGAGTGAATGAAATAATTCTTCACATCCTCTTTTAAATACGGGAATATTGCCCCTAAACTCGTTAAATCACCGCCACTTGATAAATCAAGACCTATATAACACTCTTTCCCTCTAAAATCCTCTAAATCTAATTCTGAAGCACATTTCTTCCAATGTTCCATGTTCATATATTGGCTATCTGTAAATTGCACCCAAATATTAAGGTGTTTTGTCATAAAGTTTCTTAATTCTGATCCACCCATATTTTTTGCTTTTACAGCCATCGTTTGAAGGGTTTTAACTCCTTCAATTGTGCTACAAACAAGCGGATTTGCCTTTATCCAGTTTTCTGGATTCCAAATATCATCTTCTACATCCATCTGAGCAATATATACAAATTGCGTTTCGTCCTCAAACGCACCTTTTAACACATTACAACAGTACTCGTACAGCTCAAAACATGGTGAATTCAAATCAAAACCTGCTGTTGTAATAACACTAATTAGACATTGCTTTAACTTACTCGTTCCACCTTCAAGGAGCTTATACATTTGGTTATCTTTATGAGCATGATACTCGTCAATAACACCCAAATAAGGACGAAATCCATCTATAGATTGTGTATCTCGTCCTAATGCTCTAATCTCAGAGCTTGTATTTAATGCTAATATTGTATTCTTGTACTCTTTAATCTCAAACAACTCTGATAAATCTTCATCGGCATTGATGAATTTTATCATTTCTTTTAAAACGATTTTAGCCTGATCTGCTTTTGTAGCTGTACAGTAGACCTGGGCATAATTATATCCATCAAAATTTGAATAGTATGTGCCAAGAATACCGTTCTTCATTGATTTACCGTTTTGTCTTGCTAGCTGCGTATAACTAGTACGAAATCTACGATATCCAGTATCTTTATGAATCCAGCCATTTAACGATCCAAAAATAAAAGCCTGGAAATCAGCAAGTTCTAACTGGAATTCCTCGTCACCTTCAGCAATTGTTAACGTTTCAGAATAATCAACAATGAGATTTGCCTTTTCTTCATCAAAAATAAAAGGAAACTCTTCAGTTCCCTGTCTTTCTAAATCATTTATATGTCTTTGACAAGCTAGTTTAACTAAATTCCCAGCAATTACACGACCTTCCAACACATCAAGAGCATATTGAGTAACTCTATTCATATATCAACCTACATAAACTTATTAAATTTATTTTTAGGCTTTTCTTCGGTCTGTTTTGGGACTACTAATCTGCATCTTGATGTAATTGTTAAACCTAAATCGCTGGAAGCTTGTCTACATTGTTTAAAAAGCTTGTCTTGATTTATAAGTAAGTCTGAATAAACGCCGTTAGATACGTTATACCTATTCTCGGATATGATGTTACCTTCCTGATCCTTTTTTACATCCACCACTTCTTCTAACGGACTAAGTTCAAGCATAGCATTTGTAATTTCTACATACATTTTCCTTGCTATCAAAAATCTTGCTAAAGCATCAACATCCAAATTGGACATAATTTCAATCCTGATTAATTCATCTGATATTTTTTTAAAATCTCTCCTCAAATCTTTCGGAAGGTAAGTCGGTGCTCTGACTTTATCATGAGGTGCTTTAACTTCCTTCGCTTTCCGTTCTTCAATTTCAGCTTTTGTTAAATGTTTTTTCCCTTTCAGAACTACTAAATCAACAGGTTCTCTTGGTCTAGCCATCTACTTACCTCCTTTCCGAAATTTTCATTTAGGGAGTTTTCGCGAAAAAAAATACCACCCGGCGACTCGTCGCCCTCCTTGAAAAGTTTTTGATATCCCCCTACCCTATCAAGCTTCTTAACTTCTTCTGAATATTGAACTTCTCTGTCCTAACGTCATACAGCTTATGGACTTTCTGGTGGCATTTTTCGCACAACGAAATTAAATTACTTCTTACTAAAGCTAATCGATCATTTTCTTCTAAAGGAATAATATGATGTACCGTGTTCATTGGTTTAACCTTGTTCTCACTCCAACACAGTTGACACAATCCATTGTCTCTATCCTTTATCCTTGCTCTAGTTACTCGCCATGGCTTTGAGTTATAGAACGTCTGGTTGTCCGTATCCGTTCGCTTCGCCTTGTAATCTCTGTGTCTTTGCTTCCTTCTTTCTTCAGTAACAACAGCACACGCCTCACACATACCTTGTTCCATTGATACTGTCTTACCACACCTACATATCTTTAGTAACATAGGTACTAATCCTTAATTACAATAGGCTGGTTATGTTGTATCACTGTAGAATTACAGCGTTTCTTGTCAACATCTACATGCTCAATATGAATGTAATTCATGTAGCAAACCTTATCTGTATCCGATGCCCAATCAAATCCAACCCGTAACTTTCTATCTATCTGTTTACCTTTGTAATGCACAACTGGATTTGAATCTATATCTGACAACGTAATTGTTAATAACGGTTGTTTCTCATTCATCCTCATCTCACTCCTTATTCTCCAGGAATTCATCTATTGTTTTATCTACCAAACTAACCATCGCTTCTCTTCTTTGCTTTGGCGTTGTATTATCTTCCATCTCATTAAAAATTGGAAGAACGCTTTCCAATTTCTTTTTATCAATACGCTCATTTACAACTTCTGTCCCTAACATAGAAAAGAATGTAGCAATCACAACCGCTTGTTCTTGTTTAATTAATTTCATTTGTTTCACTCCTTGTCTTCACCAAAATAAAAAGCACCCAAATGGATGCTTTTATACCAATTTTTTATTTGTACTTCAATTGCGGTAAATGAAGTTTTATTCTTCTTCCAATCACCTAATGTTGCTCCATTAATCTGCACCAATATTATTAAGTAGCTGGAAGAAGAGCAAAAGCCCTTCTCCGTTTACACAACGTAAATTGCAATTGAATGTGGAATCAAGAAACAACTGGTCATCCAATCTGCAACCACCGCCACCGGTCATGACGATCCATTTTCATTTATCAGAAATTTTGTGAGGAATGTTTTCCGCCACTACTCACAATACAAATATAACACGCTAATTCCAAAATAATCGGCACATATACTGCCAAAAAGCGGTCATGACTCTGCCACTTATTTTAATTCGCTAATAACCTTTATTTTCCTAGACTACCTCACTGCAACAGCCATAAAGAATAGATTGAATTTTTATTTAGTTATTATGCTTGATCTGATTGTAGAACATGTAATGGAGGTGGAATAATCCAACCTTTTTTCTTATTCAGACGAAGTAATATAGCTCCAGCTTGTGCTTTTTTCATATGAAATTGACCAAACATCATTCCAACATCTTCTCGAAGAGATTGTCCCATAGCTTGACTACATGCTACTAACCCAGCAGCAAGATCCATTGAAACTTTAGCTGCAATTTCTGCATCATTAATACGAGCACCAGGAGGAATCGTTTCAATAGATGCAACTGGTCTTTCTGGAGGTGCTGGTGGTAATGCAACACCATTTAATTTCAAGATATTTTTTAATTCTTCAACTTCTGATTGGATATCATTCTCTACAAGGTTCTCTAAAAATTTCTTTAAATCCTCGTCTCCTGTATGGTTAATAAGAACTTGATATCCAGCAATTGCGCCTTGTGCCGCTGCAAGATAACTCCAAATCCCAAAGACTTCTCCGTAGTGCATTGGTTCATTTTGTGGATTTCCACTTAAAATACCCATAAAAATATTCCTCCTTAAAGAAATTAGACTTTTAGCAACAATACTTACTATAGAAAAAATTTTCCCAATCATGTTCTTGATTAAAGAAAATAAGTTCTTATAACTCATAAGGAACACCTTACCCAAATATAATAATTACCTCTCATAGAATGTACCGTTACCAAAAATTTATGCTTATAAAGAATAAATACATTTCAATTAACTTAATCCATTATTATTAAGTACTTTTAATAATAAAAATTAAAGATATTTATCATAATTTGAATTCAAATGGTTTTATATATTTTCAACCGAATATTGTCTAAAGGAACTGGAGACATTACTAAATACGAAAGGAGGGAAAACCATGAAGAAAAAACTTTCATCTATTTTAGGTGCCCTATTACTAACTATTACGGTTTTTGGTACAAGCGTCCATGCTGAATACGATGGATATAATACGAATAGAGTTAACAATAATAATATTACAACTCGAGTTAATGACTATAACACGAATAGAGTTAATGACTATAACATGAATAGAGTTAATGACTATAACATGAATAGAGTTAATAATGATGTGAGAACTCGAAATGTAAATACGACAAATGATTTAAATGATAATCGTAATAAAAATCATAATTGGACTTGGCTTGGTTTATTGGGACTGCTAGGATTATTTGGTCTTAGAAAAAAAGACAATGATCCAGAAAGACGTTAATGTAGAACATTGTCTTTAATTTTAAAAGATATTTATTTTTTAAAATCAATAACAATTGTGATTTGAACCATAATTTTGCCGCTTGGGCAGGCTTATGGTTCTTTCGTTTTGTGGCGATCCTCCTATAACCTCAATGTTTGCCTATACTGTCCAAGACTGTTTCACCTATTGCTTGTTAAGAACAGGAGGTAATTTCTATGACTGTCAAAATATATGTAAACCACATCCACAGTAAAGAGTGTACCCTATGGAGGACTGTCCCCTTTGAGCCCCTCAATCCTTGAAGGGCTCCCACGCTAGTTAATCAAATCAAATAATTTCTTTGCTTCGCTAAATCCGTTTTGATTGACCAACATCCTTTTTTCCTATAACAGGGTTTTTGCTACTACACCAAGTACTCCTGTTAACAATCCGCTTATGATTAATCGTAAAATCCATGTAGTATTTGCACTAATTTTATCTAATTGTTTATTAATAGTTAAAACATCCTTTTCAGCTACTAGTATTCTTGTTTCTAAATTTTTCATATCATGTTGTATAGCTTTTAAATCTAGTTTCATTTGATTAAAATCTTTTTCTAGTTCCTCCAATTTTGTCATATAACATATTTCTCCTTTAAAATTTATTTTTAATACTTTATATGTATATGATAATTAAAGGATAGTGATACAAAGAGAGATCCCAAATCGATTAGGATTGCACCACCTGTCCATCAAGCTACATTAATAAAAAACACGGCAAGTTTATCAGTAAAAAAAGATTTATGGCAATATTATGGTTCAAATCACAACAATCACAAAAAACAGATGCAATTAATCGGAAACAATGAATTTCTTAACTTAAAAGTAATAGAGTATTATATCTGTTTGACGAACTACGCTCCTTTTTTATGCCTTTTCTTCACTTACCCATATCTTATATTCTGTGTAACTGAGCCAAACGCTACAGCCCTTGCTATTCATAGTTTTATAACACTTTCTCTTTTGAGTTACACAGTAAGAAAATTATGCGTAACTGTATAAATTAAAAAGAAAAAACAATGCTTAGATTTTAAATCTACTCATTGCTTTATCCATTGCATCTTGGTTTACTCCTATATAACGCAGTGTTACCTTTTCAGATGAGTGATTGAATATCTCCATAAGTAATGCTATGTTCTTCGTTTGCATGTACATATGGTAGCCATACGTTTTTCTTAATGTATGTGTCCCTATTTCATCTAGGCCGAAATCTGCTGCAGCTCCACTTAATATCTTATATGCCATACTGCGACCAATCGGACGATTCTTCCCCTGTCTACTTTGTAATAGGTACTCATCATCTTCTCTATTTTCATTGAACCATCTAAGCTCTCTCTTTAGTGCTGCTGTAATCTGTATACGTTTCTGCTTGCCTGTTTTCATTTCACGCATTGAAATGTGACTACTTTTTAAATCTCCAACCCTTAGTTTTAAAATATCACTTATACGTAAACCTGTATTGATTCCCATTACAAACAAAATATAATTACGTTCACTCTTTTCTTTTAGATATTCCTTAATTTGTTGTATTTGTTCTGGATCACGAATAGGTTGAACAAAGTTCATTATTCATCACCTCCAGGTTGTTCAGTCTCGTATATTTCCAATCTAAGAGCAAAAGCAAGCTTATAGAAAGCTCTAGCTTTAACACGTCGATAAGTACGCTCGCTCATCCCGATTTCGTTATAAATCATATAATCACATACGTCTTCATCTTCTAAATAACGCTTAATGATGATGTCTCTTTGATTCTTTCCTGCCGTTCCATTTCCAAAACGATTTAATGCCTGGTCAATACGAAAAGACATTTTCTCAAGCCATTCTTCTCGTTCACTTTGCTGTATATTCTCCATAGCAACATCTTCTAACGGCTTTCCAACATCGTATGTAGGACCATGATACCTAACTTCATAAGAAGGAGTGACTTTCATTTCTTTACGAATCATTCCAAACTGTCTATATATACGTACACTTTCGAGAACACCTTCTAGTTTCTCTTGTGTTGCTGTTCTATCGATTTTTGGTAAGAAAGATAATTGTTTAGTCATGTAAGACCACTCCTTTTTATTTTTTAATTACTTTTGTCTTAACGCTCCACGTCTACGCTCATATCTCGGTCCATGAATTCCCATTAAATCTTCAATGTCACGAGTCGTTAGTTTCTCTTTTCGCTTTCTCTTATGCTTCTTTTTTGCTTGTTTTGATTGTTTTTTCCATTCACTTAGTTGATCTTTTAGCGTCTTCATTTTCCTCATCCCCCTTACAAAATAAGATAGAGGACACCATTTCTTAAAACAGCTTGATTGCTGCTCTAAAAATTGGTGTCCTCTAGTTTTCTAGCCGGACTGTATTCAGTTTCTTTTCACTTTAAAATACCAGCCTGTACAAAAATGTTTCTCCAAGCATTTTTAACTCCATATTTTTCAAATGATTTCGCACGTCGAGCAATAGCTTTCCTGGTTTTCTTTTTCTTTAATTTAGACATTTCTCTTAACCTCACTTTCTATTCGAAGGATTATTTTGTTGAGTTTTTTTCATTAACCAGAAAAAATTGTTCCATTCCTCTTACGTCCTTCTTATACACTGGCATTACATATATCTCTTCATTTATTAACAGTTGGAACTCTACACATTGTTTTTCTTTGTTCCACCCGTAACATGCCATAGATACCATTTTCGGTTCTGTTTTTTCTTCTATTTCTCTTCCTCCCCTGAATAAAACTCAAAATTCCGTCAATACTGTAGACACATGGTTATCTTTCTCCGATTTCCTTGGCCGAGCAGTTAGCTTTTGCTAGCTGCTTTTTATTATGAATAACTAGCTATTTCAGTTCCGGTTTCCTTCATCTCAACCTTTACTTCAATAAGGATAAATCCTAATACTTCTGCGCAATATGCCGCTGATGCTTTTGACTTGAATTTTTTTGCAAACCTTTTTTCACCCGACACTGTAATTACATCGAATGGGGCTTGCATATCATCATGCGTCGTCCCTGCATCACTTACCCATAATCTCCCTTTTCTAACAAGATAATAATCGTTCATTCTAATTCCCCCTTTTCTACAAAATGAAATTTTTGTACATAGTCATCCTTATTTAACAACAATATGTCTAAATTGACATTTACACTTATGCATCAGTTCATAAGCCGCTTCTAATATTAAAGAACTTCATAAAATATAATGTAGGACAAATTTTATAACAAACTAGTTCTAGTAAAAATAAGAAAGGGGTGAATTATAAATGGCAATAATACCACCATTTATAGCTTCCAGAAGATTTATTTCTACAATAGCTGCGGGTACAGGTACAGGTGCTACGTTTGCGATTGTTGCTACAGCTTTCACTAATGATACAGGTGGAACTTCAACATTCCCAAATTCGTTCACATATTATAACCTCTACATCAATGGCATACTTCAAGTAGGCAATACTTCAACTATTACTGTTGGTCCTTCTTCAATTACCATCCCTGGCGGAGATGCACTTGATCCAGCGACTCCAGTTACAGTCGAGTTTATTGTAACTTAATCTATTTTTTATTTTTGGACAGGTTTTCCTAATAAGAAAACCTGTCTTTTTCTAATAAAATGAAGTTTTTATACAAAAGACGCACAATTAAACAAACATAACTTCATATGATATATTGCATCATTTCTTTTTAGAGTGGATAATCGTTACAGAAGGGCACTTTCCGAAGTGCTCTTACATTTACATATCAAATAGCGTTTTTGTTAAACATTCTTCTTCACTCTTTATAAGAAAATACATACACTAATTTGAGCGCACATGTATTCAGCTTACAAATTAGGCTTTGTGAGCTGACACTTATTTAAAGGGCACATTTATATATGTGCTCTTTTTTATTTACTTTCAAATAACGATTTTGTTCACTTTTTCGATACATTTATGAAACATTCATGTGTTATCTTCAGTAAGTCCTTTTAAAAACAGAAAGATTTATTATGTAAAAGGCCCTAGTCCCCTCTAGGGCTTTCTTACATTCAAATAAAGATTTTGTTTTAAACTTGCACATACACTCAAAACATACATAAGATATATTGCTGTTACGTTATTACATCTCAATATAATATGAGTATTGGTCAAAGAGCGCTTTCCCGGGCGCTCTTTGACCGTTTAAATAAGGATTTTGTACTAATTTTGCTTAACGTTACCTGATTTAGTTTCAATAAATGTATCTTCATCAACCTCAATGCTCACCATATCCATCTCGCTATCAAAACCTACAACTCTTCCAGAAACTCCTGTTAAAGCTCCCTTAATAATCGTTACTTGAATATTAACTGTTACTGTATTCATTTCTTTTCCTCACTTTCTCCCAAATAACTATTTTGTTAAATCTTTTCACATTTAAACCGGACAAGCATATGTTATTGTATGGAGACCCTCCAAGCATAGGAATCTACCTTTCTAATCTAAGAGCATTGTTATTTACGTGCTCTTAGATTTTTTACTATGAAATAACATTCTTATAAAAGTTTTCACCTTTAGATAAGACAAGCATATATTATTGATACGGAAGCTTTTCGCTCATAGAATTCCTTTACAAAGAGCGCCATGGAAAGGTGCTCTTTTTTCACACTTCATAAGAGAATACATATATTAATATTGGCTGCACATGTATTTAGCTTACAAATTAAGCCTTGTAAGCTGTTACCTTTTAAAGAAGCACATTTAAATATGTGCTCTTTTTATTCAATGTTGTTTACACTATTATGCAGAATAGAACATAAGGTATATGGTAATTCAATGCTCATAAAACTTATTTTTCTAAGAGCTTACTCATTTGTAAGCTCTTTTTTTGTATTCAAATAACGCTTTTGTTTAATAAAAACTAATTAACTATAATTTGAAAAATCGGAAACATTTACTCAATGTTTTTTCTGAATACTCATGCTATTATTTATGTGCTGGTGTTCACCATCCCAAGAACTCAGTAATTTCATCCACAGGCTCTACTCTCACCCTTTTGAGAGTGGAGCTTTTTTTCATAAAGGTTATCCTCAGTATTTATTTTTATAAAATTCAAATTTTAAAAGAATGCTAGTTGACCACCTGGTCTTTCTAACAATGAAACACGCTCCTGCTCTGGTATTTCTTTAATTTCCTCTTGCTCTGCTGCTAATTCCTCAAAATTAGCAAACCAATGTATCGGAAAACATCCACATAGTTTTTTGCGTTCACGATCATGCCAGAAGAAACAATGATTACCTTTAGGCTTTATAATGTAATCCTTAAGCGGTTTATTTTTATAAACTTTTGTTCGCCAAATCAGTAGCGCTCTATAAAATAAACTTTTATCTAATTTAGGTGTATTATCTTGCGGTTCTAGTGTCCATACCTCTTTTTCCACCACTTGAAACCTCTCTGCTGGGTAACATCCAAAATGAGCTTCTTTACGATCAAATTTGCTGACAAAATAATGATTTGGCTTTGCTGGGAATAAAAAATATTCTTCATTTATTCCCAGTAGCGCTGAATGATCTACATCTATGCATATACCTTTCATTGCCTAATACCCGTTATTCTGGCGTTGATGGTTTACTTCGTTCTTCTTGCAATAGCCTTGTTCAATTTCTTCAAATGTGAATCCTAATTTCTTACCTAATCCTAAGAAGGAATATAGTAACTCTTCATACAGCTCCATATCTTGAGTTGCGCGAAATTCCGATACAGCTTCATATACATTGTTAAATTGATTGACTAACGTACTTGCACTAAATACATTTGCTTTATGATCTAACAATTTCACACTATATTCTTCAGGATTAAACCCAATACCATTCCCTAATGAAGCTATAAAGTGCAACCCGTCTACATATTCCATTAGGATGACTTCTTTTTCACTAGGACCTTTATTACTCCAATGCTTAAAGCATCTTGTTTCATTTGCAAGTTCTCCAATTTCAACCTGTAAAGCAAGGATCATATTGTAAAATAAATTTTGTCCTTCCAATCCATGTTCCTTAACGATTCTTGTATCTAACGCCTTTTGCATTCCGAATATTTTAGTTAAATTCATTTTGATTTCCCCTTCCTATTTAGCAAATTCCTAATCCTATCGGACGATTGTCAATTAAGTACTTATCAGCCTGATCTATTACAAGAAGCGCGACTTCCGCTTGGTGTCTCCTTAACGCTTTTGCCATCTTCGGTAAGCTCATACCTTTACTCCACATTTCACGAAAACGTACTACATCTCTTTCATCCCAAATGAAGTTAGCTTCTTCTAAAGCGATGTATATCTTTAACCTTAATTCCTTCATCGCTTCATGATTTATTGCCACACTCATAAGCGAACCCACCTTCTAAAAATGATTATTTTATCTTTTCAGTAAACTTAGTATCCACTCGATCCACTTTACCGTTAACCCATACAGCGACTTGCTCACCGAATCCACTGATTGGCGGATTAACTGCCGTAACATTCCCGTCCTTGACTATATAAAGTTTGTTGCTGCTAACATCAATTTCCATTTTTTTCATATGTCCATCTCCCTTTTACTACCGCATGTACTCGACAACATCAGGTTTGAATCCACTTCCTAAGTAAATTCGTACCGGAATTATTTCTTTTTTATCCCTTGCTGCCTTACACAATTCTTCAGCTGTATCCCAATTGAAAAACTTATCTACGGCTCTTTGAAATCTCCATATTGCCATTACATATTGTTCAAAGATGTCATAACGATCATCTTGTTTAGTTGTGCGTGGTAACTCATCCGTACACTTTGCATTCTTTGGAACTTGGACGCGTACATCAGCGTATGTATTGCGTCCAGTTCCTTTCTTAACATTGGCTTTCATTACATCAAACTCACAAATTGCTGGCTCTACATCGAAAATATTTAATTGCTTAGGCATGAGCCTTCTCACTCTTTTGAAGAATGTCCAACAATTCCCTTACGCCTTCCTTGCTCAAAAACATTCGACCGCCCAGTAATTCCATGTTTGATTCAGAAACTTCACCCGTTACAAAGCATGACTTTTCTTGTTTTCTTAAAACGATGTTTTCCCCTTCAACATGAAAGTCTAATGCTGTACCTTCAGCAATCCCCAAAGTTCTGCGTAACTCTACTGGAATTACTACACGCCCTAGCTCGTCCACTTTTCTTGCAACACCTGTGTTTTTCATCACTTGCTCCCCCTTGTTAACTAACTTTTTGTTGTTTATTACGTTGTAACTCTTGTTTCATTGATTCGAATTTTATTAACCATGCTTGCCAACGCTTATCATTTTCTGCTTGCTGTTGCTTAGCTACTTCACAATTACAACCGTTCGTTTCAATTACACCCGGATAAGTTTCTTTACGAATGATTCCTGTATTACGGCATAATACACACATGCTTATTCCTCCTTTTTGAAATTGCGTAATCTATAATTATCACCATGCATTTCTAACATTTCAGCGTTTTCCATCATCCGACTAAAATCACGTTCTCCATACATTCCTGCTAATTCACCGATTGTAAAATTGGTAGTAAATAACGTGCTTTTACCTATACGGCTATCTACGATTTCGTTTGTCTTCGTTTGCTTCCATGTAACGCCTTCTTTATCTTTCTCTGTGAATTCCGCTCCAAAGTCATCGATAATCAAGACATCAACTTTTGCTAGAAGGGACATAAGCTTGTCCTCTGTCATTTCACTGTTTTTATTCCAAGTTGATTTGATTTTAGTAAATAGCTTATTCATTTGAATAAACATTGCACTGTGACCCTTTTTCATAAGTTCTTTAGTGGCTGCCACACACAAATGACTTTTTCCTACTCCGTAATCACCTGTAATAATCATGCTTGTTGGTTCTTCTTTATTGAATGAAGTAACAAAATTCATAATCATTTCTTTCGCATCAGCCAATTCCTTTTTAGGTGGTACATAATTTTCAAATGTGGCTTTTTTGAGTTTGTCATTTATTAAACTGTTATCTGCAAATGAATCATATAAATGAATGATCTCATTTTTCTTTTTTATAGCTAGTGTCTCTATAGCCAATTTCTGATCTTCTTTTTCTACCAATCTACATTGAGGACAAAATTCCTCATTTGTTTCTATATCTATCAACATGCGTTTACTGCAAACGTCTTTAAATTTTTCTTTCCCTACTAAAAAGACATTCGTGCATCTATTAGGAGATAATACATATCTTTGACTAGCGTTTCTTGAAGTCGTATTTGTCGATGAAGCTACTATCTTTTTGATTGCTTGCATTAATTGGTCCTCCTTTAAATGTTCCTTTTCGTTGTACAGGTTTTTCATTTAAATAACTTTCGAATTTAGTTCCAAATAATGTGATAGGTCTCAAATAGCCCCTCATTTCTGTATTATCAATCCATTGTGAAGTCTTGATTTCAATTACCTGTTGGAAATGAGTTAATCCGAACCCTTCTTTCCATCTCGCTTTAATTAGATCCTGTGTTTTTTTAGATGTATGTTTATAATTGGTATTTGCGTTCATATTGAGGTAATCCATAATCTCTTGATACGGAATAGATTGAGCGTTGTCCTGAGATTTTTCAGGACTATTTTCTTCTTTTATATCTTTATCTATATCTTTATCTAAATCTTTATCTATGTCCGTTACGCCATCGTTACATGTAACGTTACAACTAAGTGTTTGTTGTTTTTTTCTTTCTCGGTGTGCGGCTACACGTTTTCTAGTGTCTTCCTTAATCTTTTCTAAACGATCTAGATTTTGATGGGTTCCCCAATTAATGACATTGATGTAATGATTATCGTCAATATCAATCATCCCGAATTTTTGAAATACATTTAGTGCCATTCGAACTGTATTTAGGGGTCTATTAAAAAGTGTTGCTAGCATATCTTCCGTATATGGGATATTTTCGTTTAAAAAAATATACCCACTTGCATTTGTTTTACCAGCTTGAGCTAACATCTTAATCCAAATGATTAATAATGTATCAGCTTCAGGCATGCTCTCAATTAGACGGATTTTTTCATCCTCAAACATTGTTGTTGAAAGTTTAATCCACTTCACTTTTACTTCAGACATAGTCCTTTCCTCCTTATACAAACTGCTACATATGCTTGTCCATTTTTTATAATTCGTTGAATTTCATAATGTGGATACCCAACACTGAAATATTGTTCAATCATTTGTTTTAATTCATCTTTGCTATTTGCTAAGTCCCAGAACTTATTAGGTAATAGCACTTGATATTCAATTAAATCCATGTACTATTTCCCTACTTCCCGTGGTATACTTATAACAACTTATTTTTTTCAAAAGGACCCATTGCCGTGGGTCTTTTATTTTGTTCTACGTCACTCCAAGCCCATTGTTTAATTGGTTCATAAGTAATGTAAAGTAACCATACGCTGAATACGATAAACATTGCGAATACAACTAACGATGTTGTATCTTCCACTAAATCACCTCCTTTTGTGTTTCAAGCCATGCTTCCAAATCCTTTTGCAGAAAAAGTAGTTTGCGGCCTTCCCTAATCACTGGAAATTGCGGATGATTCGCTAATTCATACATTCTGCAAACTGCGATGTTGAGATAAGCAGCTGCCTCCTTCACTCGCATTACTTTGTTTGGTTGTGATTGTTGTTGGAATTCAGCGAGCGCTAATCTAATTTCTTCCCTCACAACCTCACGAATAATTTCTTTTAACGATTCTTCTAAGTTCATAAATACACCCCTACATCATTTCTGTATTTTCTGCTTGCTGTTCAATCCACTCATAAAATTTATGAGTAATGATCATCCACCGTTTCCCTTCCCTAAATGCCGGGAATCCATCAGTTTTAACAATTTCATACATTCTGTTCTTACCGACACCCAGAATCTCCATCGCTTCTTCTAATGTAAGTAACGGCTTTTGATTAACGACTTTTGACTGCTGATTTTGAAGAAGTTCTATTAATGGTTGAATCGCTTTTGTTACTGCTTGTTGGATTTGTTCTTCGATGGTCATTCATTCACCTCATTTCTTGAATATATGGCTTTTCACAGTCTAAGTTTTGTATCAATTCCAACAACTCCTGGACTGCATCTTCTTTTTTATAATTTGGATCATTGTCTAACGCGTAGGTAATATCCATTAATTTCATTTGAAGATGTATAATGCGATACCATTCTTGGAATTGATTCATAAAGTTAGCTCCCCTTTCATAGATAAGTGTTAATTTACAAATTTGTTTTCCATCTCTTTTATAACGGATTCCGTTAGTTTATCATCAAAAAAAATACATATTGGTACATTTAAAGCGCCCGATATTTTCTTTAACCTTTCTACATCTAAACGAACATCTTTGTTTACAATATGTCTATACCCTTGAAGAGATAGGCCAGTTTTATTCGCTATAAAAGTCTTAGTAACCCTTCTTGCCTTTCGAATCTTTTCTACATTTTCTATAACTAATATCTTAAACACCAC